CGGGAGGCTGTCCGAATTCAGCGAGGAGGACCGGCGCAAGACCGTTGTGCCTATCTTCGAGGTGTTCTTGAAGGAGGCTATACGGACATCACCATAAACTGCAAGGGTGGCTGCCTGGAAATCACGCAGGAGTTTGCTATCGGGTTCATCGTGAACAGGAATCCGAACCTTGTGAGTATTGTAGGGGGGTTTAATGCCTGAAGCGCATTGGGAGGTGCGTTAAATGAAGGGAGTAGAGCCTGTAGGATGGGGATGGAAGTTAAAGGTAATATGTTTAGGGGTCTTAATATTCGTCTTTTGCCTTTTGCTGATTGAGAATTATGACCTCTATTTTGGAAGAGATTGGAATAAGGCGGCGAAGGTAAGTAACTATGAACCAGAAAACAATAAGCCGTCCTATTCGGGAAGTGCGGAGTCGGGACAAGGGGCATTTGTGATGTCCGCCAGCAGCACGTCATACATTGATAGTAGCGGAAAGGTCACAGGGGACTTTACGCCATGACCAAATCAGATAAAAAGCGCCGCAAGAAACTGAGAGGCGCACTAGCCAGGGAGAAAATGAAGAAGTGGCCGTATATCGCGGCATATCCGAAACAGGGGAAGGCTAATGCCTGACGCCATCGACATTGACAAAATCAGCACTTCCGGACTTTCCGAGAAGGTCGCAGAAGTCTACAAACTCCTGGCCCGTTTCAAAAAAGACCCGGCCCGCGTTGAGTGGTTGAAGAACCGCCAGCGTAATTGGGAAGCGGTAGCCGAAAACAAGATGTGGGAGCCGAAGGAACTCGAAGCCCTGGCAGACGCGGAACAGGACGCCATCGTCGTTAACAAATGCAATAAGGGTGTCCAGGCCAGCGCCGCCATCGCCACGAATCAAAAGCCGGAGATTAAAGTCAATCCTCGCAAGGGAGGCAGTCTCTATGTCTCTGAACTCCTGAAGCGCGGCATCGATCTCGTGGAGGATCAAAACAGTTTTCTTGATGTGCAGTATGAGATCGTGGAGGAGTGCAAGATATCCGGCCTTGGGTGTTCCGATGTCTGGTACAACCGCAACAAAGGTCTTTTTGGCAAGATAATCATTGAGGCCGAGAACCCGGAGCATATCTATTTCGGTTCCGATTCGAGGAAGATCGACTTTTCCGACACGCCCATCATCAAGGCTATCCTGCGCGACCGTGAATATATCAAGGACAAGTACGGGGACAAGATAACCGACGCGGATATGGCCTATACCGGGAACGTCCCGGCAGATAAAGAGACTGGGACATCATCGGCAATCACCGGGGCGGACAACTACGCAGAACCCACAAGCGAGGGTACGACGGACGGGAAAGAGGAACAGCCGGTCAAAAACGTATGGGAAATAGAGGCGTCGCTTCTCAAAACGGTTGACGAGTTTATCGCCACGGTAACGGCCAAGGGTGTTGATCCAATCGTCAAGAGATATCGCAAGGATAAGAACACTAAAGCGCAGATACAGGAAGGCGTATTGGCTGAAGTGATGACTAATCCGGCCTTCGCTCAAATCCCTCCGGAAGCGATCAAGATAGACCTGCTGGACACCAAAGTCGAGATCCGCGTCCATCGGCTCATCGTCGGGAAAAAACTTATCAAGCAGAAAAACTCAGACGGTGTAGAGGTTGATGAGATTGAAAACCCTTACGGGGAGGATATGGACGGGGATCCGGTCCTGAAGATCAATCTCTTGAAGCACAGCAACACGAAAACAGCATACCCGACATGCCCCACGACGTTTGCCCTGCCGATCAACCGGGAAAAGAACAAGCGGCGGTCACAACATATATACCTTACATCAAAGCTCAATCATCCGACGTTGCTCGAGATAGGCAGTGTAAGCTGGACCGGAAAGCCGGGAGGGTTGAACTCAAGAGCAAAGCTGGCGCAGGGGGCGCAAGTCAGCTATCTCCAAGGGCAGGTAAACGCGCAGGACTATCTCATCCATGACCAGCAGTGCGACAAGGACATCGATGATCAGTACGACACCCCGGATGTGATCAGGGGACGAAATCCGGAGAACGCAAAGGATCAGAGCGGCAGGGCTATCGCCTACCTACAGGACTATGGCGGCATCATGTCGGCCCCGTTCATGCGGAAATTCGAGGCGTTTGACGTAAGGACGGGACGGTCGGTCATCGCGGCCATGCTGCGCTATTGGAAGCGCCACCAGTGGGAAGCGCTCATCGATGAAACTGATTGGAAGGAATGGCTACCGGACGAAGACCGAAACAAGATGATGCAGCAGTCTCAGGACGGCTCAGACCTGATGCCTAAAGAGGCTTACGTCAAGGCGCAATGGGAAAGGGCCCTTGATATAGTCTGCCCCTTGGAAGGCAAGCCGTCAATCGATATTATGGATCTGGAAATCAAGGTTACTGCCGGATCGTCCATGCCCACGTCTAGGATGGCGAAGAACGCGGAAGCCCTTGAAGAGATGAAACTTGGAGCACTGGACAAGGAAACTTATTGGGAGATCAAAGACAGCACGCTCAAGGATAAGGTGATTCCGCGTCTGAAGGCTGAGCAAAAGGCAATGATGGAGATGGAGATTGCCAAGAAGGGCGGCGGGGTGCCTCAATGACAGACCGCCAACGTCAGATCATCATCGAAGTGTTGAAGGCCCTCAAGGGCATTGAAAGGTTATTGCAGGGACTTTTGAAGTAACAAGACATAAGGTCTAAACCTCAGTCACCACACGAGGACAAAGGCGATTCCAGAAATGGGACCGCCTTTTTATTACCCACTTGCCGGGGAAACGGCACGCAAATCAGCCACTTGACGGGCTAACGTCATGCAAGGAGGAACAAATGGGAGCAGGGGAAGAAGCAGTGGTCGAGACGACCGAAGAGGCACCGGAGAGCCAGGAGCAGGTTGTCGAGGGAGAGACGGCAACCGAAGCGTCCGAAACCGAGCAAGCGGCAGAGCCGACAGCCGAAGAACAGGCGGTAGCGGAAGACCAAGGGTTCCGTATCGAAACCGACGACAAGGGCAAGCAGTACATCGTCGATGAGGACGGGCAAAGGATACCCCCGAAGCGTTTCTCGGAAGTTTACCGGGAAGCCAAGGAGGGGGAGCGCACAAAGGAAAAATTCGACCTTTACAAGCGTTTAGGACCGGAAGCCTATTACAAGGCTTTTCCGGACGAGAAGCCGCAGGAGGAAACCGCGCCTGCAGAGAGGCCATCGCCACGTCAGCCGAACGTGGACATCGGAGCATTGAAGGTCATCTATCCAGACAATGTTCCGCCGGATCAAAGGATTCACGAGGGGATGACCCTTCGCGAACTCTATTCCGTTGATCCGGTAATGGCTACGCAGCTGCAAAACGGATTCTTGGATCAGCAGCGCCGGGAAGCTGAAGCCGAGGTGAGCAAAACGGAAACCTTCCGCAAGGAAGCATCCGCCGAAATCGAAACCTTTGCAGGGTCTATTGCCACTGAGTTGTTCGGCAAGGAGGCCAAGGCCCTTTCGAAAGAGGAAGAGGGGAAGGTGGCCGGGACCATCCAGAGTGTTCTTGACTGGATGTCCAAAACACACCGAGGCGGCGGGATTATCGCGGATGCCTACAAGCTCATGACGATGGAGGAAAAGCTCAACAATGCCAAGACCAAGACGGCTACGGCGGTCGTCGATTCTCTCCGCAAAACTCCGGTCGGGCATATCGGCAGCGGACCAAGTACGCAGGCGGCAGACAACTTCGAGTCCATGACGGAAACCCAACTTTCGGAAACGGTGAGCGAGATGTCGGACAGCAAGAAAGAGGAGTTTTACAAAAAGGCATCTCCGGCGCTCCGCAAGAAGTTTCCTTCATGGCCCTGGGACTAAACGCAAGGAAAGGTCTTTTCTCAGAAGGAGGAAAGCCAAATGGCAGATTGGGAATTTACAACCGCAAACGCACTTACCGCCCAGCAGTGGGCAGGTAAATGGTGGATCGGGGTCAAGAAAGAGTCGTGGTTTTACGACAACGGCATGATCGGATCCGATCAGAACAACGACGTGATCGTTGAATTCGCCGACCTGAAGCAGAAACCGGGTTATCAGCTCACCTATGGGCAGATTCGGGAACTCTCCGGGGCCGGTATCCTCGGCGATGCTGACATGGAAGGGCAGGAAGAGGCCCCCGTCACGTATGACGACGCGATCACGATTAACCAGTACCGAAACGCGATCCGGACGCAGGGCAAACTCTCCGAGCAGTACAAGAGCGACCAGGAAACGCGGAAATGGGCGCAGACGCTTCTGGAAAGGTGGAAGGCTGGCACGGTGGATCAGCTTCTTTTCACCGCCATCGGAACGTCCTGCACGAAGTACATTTACGGCGGGGATGCCACGGCTACGACCGACATCGAGGCAGGGGATTACATGACTCTTTCCCTCATCGCCAAGGCAGTGGCCTATGGCGACAAGGCAACCCCTCAGATCGTCGGGCGTTCCAAGGGCGGGCAGCGGGAAACCGTCTGTGTCATGGCAATCGATCAGCGGTTCGACCTCAAGAAGTATGATGCCTCCTGGAAACAGGCGCAGCTCGAGGCCATGCAGCGCGGTCCGGATAACCTCATCTTTAAGAAGGCCATCGGGAAACACGAGGACTGCGCCCTGTTCGCGCATATCCGGGCACCGCTGGCAACGACCTGGGGAACCGGGGCGATCAACGGCGCAACGGCGTTCTTCATGGGTGCCGGAGCCGGAGCAATCGCCGTCGTGAAGGACAAGACCTGGGAAGAGAAGACTTTCGACTACGGGAACAAGGTCGGATTCTGCATCGGTGCGATGCTGGGCGTTTCCAAGTCGGTCTTCAATTCCGCAGACAACGCGGTTGTTGCCATCGCTACCAACAGGACCAACAACTAAGGGCTGTGGACGGATAGCAAACGGCTGGCCGCCTAAGCGAAAAGGACGGGACTCTCCCACCCCGTCTCTGCCGTCCCTGTTAACTGATGGGGGATAGGGAGGAAACGAGCAATGAAAGAGAAGATGGACCCGGCAACGGAAGCACAGGGAAAACGCGGAAGGAAAAAAGAGGTAGCGGATAACGCGAAGCTCTCCACGATCTCTCGGAAAGATATTGTCACCATCCCCACAAAGCATACCAAGGCGGTTCATCCGTTCGAGGGATACCCGTACAAGTATGCGATGGTCGATGGTCGCAAGGTCAATCTGACATGGATGATCGGGTACAAGAAGCAGCCTGTTCAGGATAGATCAGGCGAGAATCAGTCTATCCAGGTGTTGAAGCAGGGGAAGCCCACCGGGGAAGAGAGGGTCGTCACTTTGAAATCGTCTCACTCCCGGTTGGTTGTCGATTATGAGTCTGGCGGTCGTAACACAATGGCAATTTTCGACAATACCCTGATGCTCGAAGACGGGGACATTCTGGACAATCTGGCGCTGGTCCCGTCGCCTTCCGCGAGAGCGCAAATCTGTTTCAAAGTCGAACCGAAAACCGGGCAGGTTCAAATCAACGACGATTACTTTGTCCTTGACGGGAATCAAAGTGACCGTCTCCGAAGGGTGTTTGAAAACATCCTGCGACCGGCACGGCGGGCAGAAAGGGATGCAAAGGCGATCATGGGTGAGTCGAAGGAAACCCTTGACGAGATCCCGGCAACGCCCGCCTTGGAGGCAGCAGGAGAAGGGGGTTAGTCAATGGCAAACGTGGACATAAAACCGTCAGGGCTTGTCACTTCCGATCTGGTTGATGTCCTTTATATGTGGTGGAGTTCCCTCAAAGGCATTTGCGCGAAACTGGATGATGATGGGGGCGTTACCTCTACGGATTACGAGGCAAACGTCATTACCGCGATCCTCAACGGGTCAATCTCTGACACGCGGGGAAACAACATCATCAATGCGGTCACCGCAAAGGCTGACAGGTTCTACATCATAAGTCCCGAAGGCTACACAAAAGAGGCCATCCTTGAATGTTTCTACGACATGCTTGACGCCGCAGAAACGCTTGCGGAGCAGCTTGACGGCGATTCTCTGACCTTCACGAATTACGAGGCAACGGCCTATACGGCGATTTGCACTCAGTTGGTCGAGAATCAACGCGGGAATGTGCTCGGTAATGGAACCGCCGTTCACAAGTTTTCCCCGGGCGGCCTTTGGGACGAAAAGGAAATCGTCGAATTTCTCTACAACGCGGTTGAATTCATCCACCTTCTCACGTCCGACGAAACAACGTCAGGGCTTGATGGCGATGGAACCGTGACGGATACCAATTATGAGGCACTTTGGTACACGGCAAACATCACCCGCGTTATCGAGAATTCGGCGTCGTCAACCATCGGAAATGCAAGATTATTTTAACAGGAGGTAGCGAAATGAAGAAACGTTTTTGGTCAATTTTTCTGGCCCTTTTTCTGAGCCTTTGCTTCGTCGTTCCGGCGATGGCCGAATCTCAGGATATGTGGGCATACGTTTACAAAGACACCGGAAAGATGGGGGCGGACGGCCGCGCCATTCTTGAACGGATCACAAGCGGGATCACGTTTGTTGTCAGGTCCGTTGATTCCGATGTGGACGAAACCCTTACTTATTACGGGAAGAGTACCAGCCTCACCAACCCCGTAACTACGGCAAGCTTTGAATCTGCCACCATCTGCAACGACAGGGTTGCTTTCCGGGTAGATCCGACCGACACGATCAATGACCGTTATGTAAACCTGATCGTGGTCGATACAAACGGAGGCTTTACCAAGACAATCGAAGACTTTGACAAGTACCAGCATTCCATCGTCATTGATGAAAAGCCGAATGTGATGCACCACGGAATCGCGTGGTTTGATCATGCGGCATCAAGCACCGTTACCGACACGGGAATCAACTTCCTTCCGAAGACTTTCATCCAGGATGTTCGGGTGGAAGTCACCACGGCTGATTCCGGAATCACGATTGACGTGGGTACGGCCGATACTGCTGCGGGATTCAGAAACGACGTCTCGCTGACCAGCCCGGGATTCGTGGCTGACACGGGCGTCATCACCAATGGTTCTTCCGTCGATTATACGGCGGTCACGACCTACGGCACTCTGCTTTACACCGCAATCACCGGGTCCGATGTGGCTGCTGACGAAGGCGGGCGGTCCTATCTGGGCCATCCGGTCGTAACCAGCGGGACGGATGACGATTTGTATTACACCCTTTCGTCTTCCAGTGTCGATACGGCGCACGGGTTCATTCATTTCTGGTTTACCCCGATGCGGATTCCTTAACCTTTGACACAGCCGGGGGCCCGGGAAGTCCCCGGCTTTTACCCTTGGGAGAGGGGGAGAGAACGATGAAGGATTACACGCTACCCATAGCCTTTTTACTGGCCCCGTTTCTGATCCTGTCCACCGGGTATATCTGGACGGGGCAGCAGATCGGTTTAATGGTCATATTCCTGGTGCTCATGGCATCCATGCTTGAAAACAAGTGGATCAAGGTGTTTCTGTTCTATGCGGTTGCGTGGCAGGTCTGTCTTTTCGGCAATGCCCTGATCCATCCAAGGGCGTTTGAGAAGGCTATTGCTTCCGGATATACGCAGGTTCTTTTCATGCTGGCCGGGGCCGTGATCTATCTGGCGGCCTCTAAATCAAAGGTTCAGAACGAAACCTTCTACAATGTGATTTGCGTGGCGGCCCTGATTCAAACCGCCACTGCACTCCTTCAGAAGTTCGTCGGTATCGATCTTGTCCAAATGGGCCTATCCCTTATCGCACCCACAAAATCAAGCATGGGTGACAGCGCACTGGTCGGTAGTCTCGGGAATCCAAACTATCTAGCGGCTTTCCTAGCGATATCAACCCCGTTTTTCTACCGAAGATATTGGATATTGACCTTCCCGTTAATCGCGTTAAGCCTCTTTGCCTCCGTGACATCTGCGGCGGTTATCCCGACCATCATAGGAGCGGGGGTATTCGTATTGATCAAATA